AAAGAGCGCCCACTCCATTCGTCTCCTAGTTTTACACTGCCTCTCGTTTCTGAATCATGCACTGGTGATGGATTTACGGAATTGCTTCCTACCTCCTCATGCAATCTTTCTCGCGAGTTCAACAGACTAGTTCAGGAATACACTATTTAGACTAATAGGCCCATTTCGCGGTCCACTTCCTCCAAATAAGTAGCGTAAGTACTAACTTCCGGATAAATTCCGGTCTTTTCATAAAAAGCTTGGATTAGTGGCTGCGTTTCTCTGTCAAAGACAGCTTCCTCATATTGAGCAAATTCTCGACACACGTCTTCAATATTCATCTTGCAAGCAAGTTCATGATCTGGACATGATCGAATCCAATTTGGAGTCTCACGAAGAGTCTCAATTGCCATAGGGGCACGATAAATGCCATTCACCTTACGGAAACCTCGTTTGAGATAAGCCACCTCAGACAGTAGCCGATGAGCAACTAGCTCACCGGATTTGGCTTCATCAGTATAAATCATACCAAATGAAGCATATGCCTCAGTTACTGAGAGCTGATTAAACCAGCTCGCAATACTGTCAGAAAAATTAATGACGTTGTCATCCCCATATGACACCATGGAAACTACAGTATTAAATTGGGGGGGTATAACACCAGCCATTTTCGCACATCTTCTATACGCAATTCGCATTGAAACACTATTATAAAATGAATTCAAACATGTAGTAAGAGGATTACCTGATGGTTGAGAATGAGATAGAGCAATATATTTTCCTTCACACATCCAAACACTATTATATACATCTAGCATAAGAACCTCCCGAATCCGGGCATTTTCAGCACCATCATTATAAAATGCGTTCACTACTTCAACAAATCGAGACAATATACAAGAATTAAGTGTACCATCAAATGATGAGAAATCTCCGGCGAAAACTTTACTACCGAAACGACTTAGAACTTTAGCCGTCGCGGTCCAATCATATCCTACTGGGTTGGTACCTAGCGATTGTTCGTTCTCAATTCTATTTTCCATTACATGGGCAACGAAACCCAAAAAGTACATTCGAACCGCAATTGTATAGTCCATTGGTCCGTTAGCGAACACGCGAGTCTTAAGTGCATTCACTTTCTCAATTGGTCTCCTCTCATCTTTCAATGTAGCTGTCCAGGCGACAGGAATTCGGTTTCCATCTTTAGCTTGCGAAATACGATACATAACGGCGCGACGAACATCGGCATCAAAAATATAAGTTTGGTCATTACCTAGCCATCCAGTCTTACCA